GAACATGGACATCAATATGCCTGAAGTGGTGTTGAACTATACGCCTCCGGCTGTGAATGTTCCTGCACCGATCATCAATGTTCCTGAGACTGTGGTTCGTGTGAACATCCCTCAGTCGAAGCCTACGATTCGCACGGTTGAGCGTGACGCTGATGGACGCATCTTGACGATCACTGAAAGGGTTGAAGACTAATGGCACACGGAATCAGCGCATACTTGGGCAACGCTTGGATGGATGCGTTAGGGAATGCGACATCGTTCTCGGTGGCGACACCGTATGTGAAGTTGCATACGCAAGACCCTGGTACTGCTGGAACAGCATTCCCTGCAACTGAAACAACTCGCAAGGCTGTGTCGTTTAGTGCTGCTTCTGCTGGTGCATTGACATCTGATGCAGATATTAGTTGGACGAATATCACAGGCTCACAAGATGCAACGCACTTCACCTGTTGGGACAACATCAGTGCAGGCAATTTCTTGTTCTCTGGATCAATCGTCGCTGGTGCCTACACAGCAGGCGACACCTACACAATTAGTGCAGGCAATCTCACCGTCTCATTGACGCTCGCATCGTAGGTTCGTGATGGCCGTTCAACGGTTCGTCCTTGACTCAACCACACTTGACAACTCAGGCTTCGGTCTTGGTGGTGGTGCAGCATTCATTCTTGATACTTCAACGCTTGACGGCGCAGCTGTTCTTGATGGTGGTCAGTTTCTAACTGTCGCCACCGGCACATCGTCGCTTGGTGGAATCAGTGCTTCAGCCTCTGCGCAAGCAACTTTGTTCCCTGTTCTAGCTTCATCGCTTGGTGGGTTGGCTGCGTCTGCGACTGCGCAAGCAACGATCTTCCCTGTGTTGTCTTCAAGTTTGGGTGGGTTGGATGCGTCTGCGACTGCTCGATCAACTCTGTTCCCTGTGTTGTCTTCGTCGTTGGGTGGGCTGGATGCGACGGCTTCAGCGTCAGCGATCATCTTCCCTGTATTCGATGCACCGTTGGATGGGCTGGTTGCTACAGCGACAGCGCAATCAGTAGCTCCCGAGCCACCGTATATTCCTCCTGCTGGTTCACGCTGGTGGAAGCAACCTGCATCACCAGTCGCAAAGCATGAGCTACCAGAACAGATTGTTGTTGAGGTACCGAAACCTCGACGACCTGTGTTGGCGTCGGCTGTGGCTGTGGCACGGCTTGGTGGTGCTGATGTGGGTGCGTTGGGTTCGGTCACGTTCTCCTCCTTGGATGATGATGCTGAAGTATTGTTGTTGGTCTGATGCCTTATTTCATTACAGACAAATCACCTGATTGTTCAGGTTGGGCAACCGTCAAGGAAGATGGTGAAGTCATTGGTTGCCACACCACGAAGAAGGATGCGATTGATCAGATGGTTGCTGTGTCGATTGCTGAGGATATGGAACCTGGTGGTGAACGGGCGTTGCCAGATAACTATCGTCCAGCGTTGGCTGCTGATGTTCCTGAAGGTCGAGCATGTGGGAATTGCCATTACTACAACGAAGACATGATTCAAGAAGATGGTAGAGATTTGAAGGCGTATTGCATGAAGTGGGATGCGTATGTGAATGGTGGTTGGTATTGCAACGCTTGGGAATCTGAAGACCATGAAGAAGAAGAAGTCATGGATGATGTGCAGGAAGATGTGATGGACGATGAAGTCCGTCAGGTGTCTTTGGATGTGCCTGTGTATATTCGTTCAGCAGCTCGCAAAGGTTTGGACTACTACGGTCAAGGTTTGGCTGGTGACGGTCTGGTGGATCGGACTGTGCGTGAGGCACGGGATATGGCACGTGGCGACATCACAGAAGACAAGGTGATTCGCACGAACGCTTGGGGTGCGAGACATCTGGTGGACTTGGATGCACCAAAGAACTCTGATCCTGATGACAAAGAGTTCCCTGGTGCCGGTGCTGTGGCCTTCTACCTGTGGGGGATCAACCCACTTGACCCTGAACCTGCGATGGACTGGTTTATGTCTAAGGCTGAAGCAATCAAAGCTGAACGGGCTGACGCTCCTGCCCCACCAAAGGATCAGATCAAAGGTTCGGAAGATAACCCTGCTGGGTCTGCGAAGGCTCCTGCTGGGTCGAAGACGATTGAGTTGTCTGCTGCGATTGAGACAGGTTTAGAAAACAAAGCCAAAGAACACAACGACAAGGTTGGTGACAACCCTGCCAAACGTGCGACGGTTGGTATGTTGCGCACAGTGTTCCGTCGAGGTGCTGGAGCGTATTCAACTTCGCATCGTCCAGGTATGACCCGTGATCAGTGGGCTTATGCAAGGGTGAATGCGTTCTTGCGTTTGTTGAGAGTTGGAAGTCCTGAGAATGCAAAATATGTTGGCGACAATGATTTGTTGCCGAAGGGTCATCCGAAGTCCTCTAGATCGCTTAACTCATTTGGTACTAGCATTGGCGACATGGAACAAACTGTTGAAACACGTCGCATCACATCTAACGAGTTTGAACTTCGTGCCGATCCACAAGGTAATGGGATGTCGTTCACAGGTTATGCAGCCGTGTTCAACTCGCCTTCAGAGCCGTTGCCATTCATTGAACGGATTGCACCAGGCGCATTCTCACGCTCACTTAAATCTAAGAACAATGTGCGCATGTATATGAACCACGATTCAAGCATGCTCCTTGCCACAACCCGTGCCAAGACTTTGCGCCTGTCTGAAGACTCCAAAGGATTGTTTGTTGACGCATCGTTGCCTGATACTTCCATTGGTCGTGACCTGTCGGTCTTGATGCAACGAGGCGATGTGAACTCAATGTCATTCGGGTTCACTGTTCCTTCTGGTGGTGACATGTGGTCTGATGATGGTCAGTCCCGTGAACTTCGTCAAATCAAACTCTACGAAGTCAGCGTTGTCACAGGGTTCCCAGCGTATGCAGCCACCACAGCAGCAGTCAGGTCGCTTGATGCCCTTGCTACTCGCACAGGTATTGACGCAGATCAACTCGCAGCTGCAATCACGAACCTTGAATCAGGTCAAACTTTGTCGCAAGATCATGCGATGTTGTTGCGTGAAACTGTCGCCAAACTTGAACCTGTGCAGGATTCTGCACCGGCTCGTTTGGGTGTGATGGCGAAGCACCTTGATTTGTTGAAGACCATCGCCTAATATCTGTTCACTGCATCGTTGACGGAGCCGTCAACCTTGTTGCTGTATGCGGAGCCGCATCAGGTTGAGAAGTAGTACCTCCCTGCGTATCCCCATTCACAACAATCCGAAAGCAGAAAAACATCATGAAAGAATATCTAGACCGTCAAGTTGAGATTCGTCAGCAAGCCTGGCACCAAGCCAAAGCAATCATCGACGTGGCCACAGCCGAAAAGCGTGACCTCTCAGCAGAAGAAGAGCAAACCTACAGCCGTCTAAACGACGAACTGAATGAGCGAGCAGCAACCATTAGCAAACTCCGTGAAGATGAAACACGTGAACTTCGCATGGACGCAGCAACCCGTGAGATTGCAGACCAAGTTCGTCCTGTTGCTTCGGCACCAGTGAACGAAGACGTTGCAATGATCCGTGCGCTCATCAAGGGCGAATCACGTTCGGCCAATTTCGAGCGTCGTGACATCCTGAAGTCAAGCACTGGTTCACCAGTACCGACATCGTTCTACAACCAGGTGATCATGAAGGCACGTTTGATTGCGCCAGTCTTGGCAACATCAACTGTCCTCAACACTGCTGGTGGCGAGAACCTTCAGATTCCACGTTTGTCAACTTACTCAGTTGGAACTGTCAACTCAGAAGCAGCAACGATGGGCGAATCCGATCCAGCATTCTCGGCATTCATCACACTCGGAGCATTCAAATACGGTTTCTTGACACAAGTGTCGCAGGAACTTCTTGAAGATTCTGGTGTTGACATGCTCAGCTTCTTGGCTGATCAGGTCGGTAACGCATTGGGCTTCGCTGTTGGTTCAGCGTTGACTGTCGGAACTGGCACTCTTGAGCCAACAGGTATCGTGACAGCTTCTGCTGTTGGTGGTACTTCAGGCACAGCAACTGGCTTCACAGCAGACAACCTCATCGACCTTCTCTACTCCTTGGATGGTGCAGCTCGCAACCTTCCAGGTGTTGGTTGGATGATGACTGGTCAGTCGATTGGTCGAGTTCGCAAG